CGCCCGGGACCGCGCTGCGGCTCGTCGTCGTCAACCGACATGGGAGCGTGCTCGCCGGCGTGCCCCTGGGGCTTCGCGCAGGGCAGGCCGTGCTCGCCGTACTGGCCCGTGTGGCACCGCTGCGCGTGATCGCCCTCATGCCCGGCCGCCAGGACGCACGGCTCGCCGTGGGTGTACTGCTTGCACATCTGGTCATGGCTGTGCATGGCCCGCTGGCCCTCAGCCGGGTCGTCCGCGGCTTCCTGCGCGGTGCCTTCCCCCGGGTCGCCTTCAGCGGCCTCTGACTCGTCCGCAGGGTCCGTGACGTACTTCCAGTTCCGCAGCGCGACCGCCGGGTCGTCCAGCATGACGCGCTCCTCCGCGGCAGAGGGGGCGTCAGGGACCGGGACGGGCGCGGCCGACGGCCGGTCGGTGCGCTTGAAGAACCGGATCGCCTGGCCCGCCTCCAGCATCGACCGGACTTCCGCGGGCTCGGCGTCGACCCACATGGCCAGCGACTCCACGGCGCCGGTCATGTTACGGGCCATGGCCGAGGTGTCCCGGTAAGCCGGGTCGGTAACGGGCGCGACGTCAAGTCCCTCGACCTTGTGCAGCGACCGCATCGGGAAGCCGTAGTCGGTGACGCCCCAGCTGTCGTCCTCGCCCGGGTTGAGGCAGCGGAACGCGAAGGAGGAGTAGCGGACGTCCCCGCGCTGCACCAGCTCGACCACGTCGGAGCGGTGGCGCGGCGGGATGACGTCGTAGAACAGGCCGCGCTCGTCCACCGACAGCTTCAGGGTGCCCGCCTGCGTGGTACCGAGCAGCATGTCGTCCTTGTGGTTGAACCGGCAGACCATGTTGACGTTCTGGTCGCCTGCCTCGATGGCGCGCAGCGTCTCGTCGAAGGCCCCGGGCATCACCCGCTCGACGAACCCGCCCAGGCGGCGCGAGAGCTTGTTGAACGCCGCCGCGTACCCGGTGATGTGCGGCGGCTGGTCCTCGCCGATGCTGCGGATCTCCGGGACGTCAGCGAGGAAGCGCACCTCGGGGTAGAGCGAGTCGAAGGACCGCCCGGTGTCAGTTCCCTCGTCGTGCTGGATGCCGTGGCGCTTGGCGGCGGCGAGGATTCCCGGCCTGGCCTCCTTGGCGAACCGGGTGCCCTGGGCGATCCGGGACAGCGCGTCCCGCGCGTGGCTGGCGTCGTGCACGGGGTAGTGCCGCCACTTGTCCGGGGTCCTGCCGTTTACCTTCGGGTGGCCGGGCTCGATGTAGGCGAATGCGCTGTCGGGAAGGGCGGCCCGCGCGGCGCTGCTCAGTACTGCCATATCAGGGCTTTCCCTTCGGGTTCAGCGCAGGGTGCGCCGTTTCTACTGACAAGGGTAGGTATGTGCTACCGCAGGTGCAATGAGTCACTTCTTGTGCCCGTTCGAGGAAAGGACAACCTCACGGAGGTCGCTGCGGCCGGGAACCCACGGGGCGAGCATGTCCGTGACGGGCACGTGCTCCTGCGGCTCGTCACGCTCGATACGCGCGGCGCGCTCGACGATGCGCCGGTACATGTCGCCGGCCAGCTCCCGTAGCTCGTAGTCCGCGGTCATGTCCCGCTGCACGCTGATCAGCGAGGCGAGGAACGTCGCCGGGTCCATCGCGACCGGGAGCGGCGCGTTCGGCTTCCCGATCGGCAGCTTTCCCTTAGGCGGCTGCGGGCCGGTTACCGGGACGGGCCCGCCGGCCGCGCCGGGCGAGCTGCCTGCCCCGCTGTTTGACCCGGGGCCGGCGCCCGCTCCGCTGCCGTGCCCGTACTCGCCGTTGACCGTGCGGTTCGGGCCGCCCGCCGCGCCTCCCGGGACCGGCGCAGGCGGCGCGACCTGGGGGAGCTTGCCCTGGGAGATGTAGTACTTCTCCAGGGCGATCAGCCGGTCGGCGGCGACGTCCATCTCCAGCACGACGGACTTGAGGAAGCTCTTGGGGATGGCGCCGGCCCTGGTCGCCATGGCGTTCATGGTGGTGAGCGGCATCTCCTCGGCGCCGATGCCGTTGGCGAGCGGGGGCAGGTCCTCCAGCTCGCGGATCTCGTCGGCGGTGCGCATGCCCATGTTGCGCTGCACCAGGTACATGTTCATGCGGGCTTCGAGGTCGGTCTTGAGCAGCGCGTCGGTCCAGAACTTGGTGAACCGCTGGCGCGGCAGCAGGTCGAAGAACGCCTGCTCGAACCGGACCAGCCACGGGCGCAGCGCCTCGATGATCGCGAGGGTGTCCTGCGCCTGCGAGCTGTAGTGCAGGTTGTCGCCGGACAGGCCGCCGAGCTTGTTCGGCGGCAGGCTGAGGATCGCGGCGATCTGCGTGGCGTTCAGCTGCATCGCCTCGATGAACTGCGCCTCGCTCGCGGGCACGGTGACCGGCTTGTAGTCCCAGTCCCTGCCGTAGACCAGGGGCTCGCGCCGCCGGAGGCTCTGCACCAGCTGGTGCCGGATCTGCGCTGCCTGCTCGGCGTTTACTTCCATCTCGGCGTTCTGGAAGGTGCCCGGCGGGAACCCGCCTGCCGCGTACCAGTCGGTACCGAACCGCTGCGCCTCACGGCCGGCCAGCCAGGTCAGCGCGAACGCGCGCAGCGGCGAGATGCCCTCGATGCGTCCCGGGAGCGTCACGCCGCGGACGTGGAACACCTCGGCGTCGGGGCCGTGCCAGGTGACCTCGCGGCCGTACACGTACACCCGGGCGCGCAGCGGGTTGGCCGTGTGCATGTCCTGCGGCTCCTGGACGTAGACGTCCTCCGGCGGGATCCACTCGATGCCCGTCGGGAAGCCGTAGCCGTCCTTGCCGGTGATGTAGCCCCAGCAGTTGCCCTGGAGGAGGACCGACACCATCGCCTGGGCCATCCAGTCGAACCAGGTGCCGATAACGGACGGGCGGTCGAATATGGTCGGGCCGCCGTACAGCCGGTGCTTGGCGTACCCGCCGCCGTCGGTGAAGCTCTGGTACACGCGCAGCGGCAGCGACGCCGCGTTATCGGCCAGGAGCTTGACGCCGGCGTAGAGCGCGGGCAGCCCCATGACCTCCTGCGGGCCGTAGTACTGCCGCGACGGGTGAACGGGACCGCCGGAGTTGAAGTAACCACCGGAGCTGAAGTAGTCCCAGGGGCGCCAGGGCACGCCTCCTATGACTCTCTGCTCGACAGCAGAAGCCCGGATATTCTCGATCAGCCCCACGGACGGCACGCCTTCCGGTATGCCTAGCTCCGCGTAACGGCCGTAGGTTCCTTACCAGAAGGGTACGGGAACGCGCTACAGCGCGGCTACCTCGGGGTTTTAACGTGGCGCAGGGGCGGGGTCGAACCGCCGTCCTCCCGCTTTTCAGGCGGGCGCTCGTTCCGGCTGAGCTACCTGGCCCTGGCGGGCCTGACCGGACTCGAACCGGCGATCTCCGCCGTGACAGGGCGGTGAGGACTCCAGCTCCTCTACAGGACCTTGCAGTTACACAGCTGGCGCAGGCCGCGGCTCGACCGGGACCTTCATGCCCTGCCGGTAACCGTACCGGACGGCCAGCGCGCAGAAGATGACGCCCTTGGAGACGAAGAACCAGGTGCGGCCGGTAACCCAGCCGATAGCGGTGAACACGGCGAGGACTATGACCGCGAGCACCCGGCCCGGGGGGTTGGCCGCAGCGATCCGGCCGGCTTCCTCACGGAGGTAGTCGACGGGCGCGGGCTCCATCACCATGGTCATGCGGCCAGGCTACACCGTAGCTGAGGCGGCGGGGAGTCCCGATTCTCCACCCCGCGTACCAGGTTCAGCCGGTTACCGCGCCGCGGATGCTAACCCGCGGCTCCCGCTCGTAGCCCTGGCGTCCTGTGCTTAGTTGATCGTCTGTTAAACGACGCCTCAGCAGTAGTCACATTACACGCGAAATAGCCCCTCCGGACCTACCCGGAAGGGCTATTCTCGGGCGATTCATTGGCAAGGAGCGAGACCTGGCTGTTATCGTCGGCGTTACCTGTCCGCTGAGCGGGGCGAAGTACCGGCAAGTCCTTCCCCGCCTGCGGACCAATCAACGAGGCAAGGATACACATGCTGAGCAGGCACGGAAGCAGGTTCCGGGTCTTCCCGCGCAAGTCACTGACGGCGCTGTCAGCCCTCCTGGTAACGACCGGGATCGCGGCCTTCGCGGTAGTCCCCGGGACAAGCGCGGCGCCCCTCGCGGACACCGCCCTGGCGGCCCCTCCCGTTACCGTCGCCGCTCCCGTCGTCACCCGGTCTTCCCCCGCTGCTGACCCGCGTCATGCCTGGCACGCCCGTCACCTCGCGCACATGGCGTACCTGAAGCGGCTCGCCCGGGAGAAGGCCGCGAGGGAGGCAGCGGCTGCCTACGCCGCCGCGCACCCGCTGAAGGTGTCACGTGACACCTTCAGCGCTCCGGCTGTGACGTCCGGCCCGCTGACCACGGCCGCGGTCGAGTCCCTGTGGGACCAGGCGGGAGGCCCGTCGTGGGCAGCCCCGAAGGCAGCAGAGATCGCTTACTGCGAGTCCGGGTACAACCCGCGCGCCTACAACCCGTCGGGCGCGTCCGGCATCTGGCAGATCCTCGGCCAGGTGGTCAGCGGGAACATCTTCGACCCGTACGTCAACGCGGAGAACGCCGTCGCCAAGTTCAGGGCCGCCGGGGACACGTTCTCCGCCTGGGTCTGCCAGTAAAGGAGATCACGATGACGCTGACCCACTTCATAGGCTTCTGCCTGATCACCGCCGGGGTACTGGCCGGCGCCGTCGTCCTGCTGGAGCGGCTGGAGCGGCGGGTCATCCGGCGGGAGGAGCGGCGGCAGCAGGACGCGTTCCTGCCGGACACGCAGCTGCTGGCCGCGCAGCCGTGGGACGGGGCGACGTTCGCCTACCCGCAGAGCTGGGAATGGCCGCAGGACCAGACGATCGCCCAGTTCCTCGACGGCGCGGCCGTGACGGCGGAGCAGCCGGTCATCGGGATCCGGACCTCCGGCCCGTTCCCGGTGCTGGACGCCATCGAGGACACCGAGGCGTGGATCGCGAAGATGCGCCGGGACAGCGACGCGGTGATCGCGCGGCTGTGCGCTCCGCTCGCCGAGACGGCCTGGCGCTAGGCGACTGAGTCCAGCAGGTTGTAGTTCCGCCGGTCCCGGTTAAGGACGTACGCGGCGATGGTGGCGCTGGTCACCGGGGTGATGTCGGACTCGCTGTCACGCCGGGACCACGCCTTCCCGCCGTCGCCGACCACCCGGGTAGCGGCGGTGGAAACGGCGTGCCACAGGGTGGGGGCGCCCTCGCGGCCGAAGTGCCACAGGTTCTCGCCGCGTACCTGCTGGAGCAGCCAGGCGAAGGCCGCTGCCTCCTCGGAGGTGCCTACCTCGACGAGCCGGTGCGCCCAGTTCTTCTTCTTCGCCTCGGCGATCAGCGCAGCGCCGGGACCGTTCTTGGAAACGGCGATTGCCAGCGGGCTGCGCCGTGCGTACAGGTAGTCCAGCTTGTCCATCACCCAGCCGCTGCCCTGCCGGGAGCAACCCTTGGGGATCTCCAGCACGATGCGCTTCTCCTTGTGGTCCCAGGCGGCGCTGATCGTCGCGGAGCGGCCGTCCTCGTCGATGTCCCAGGCGAACACGATCGGCTGCGCGGGGAACCCGGCGTGCTCCTGGGTGACGGCGGTCTTCTGCCAGGCGACCTCGCTGATGACGGCCCACGGCGCTTCCGGCTGCGGCCACTTGCCGACGCCGAGCCGCTCACGGTCGAACTTGAGCGGCGGCATGTTCGCCATTTCCGTGTTACGGGTGAACCTTTCCGAGATCCGGTAACCGTAGCCGGGGTTTGCCTTCGCCCAGGAACGCGGGACGTCACGGTCGTCGTGCTTACCGCACGTGATGAAGTAGTTGGTTTCCCGGCCGTTCAGCTCGTCGCGCGGGCAGGCCTCGTTGTGCTCCTCGATCGACCACTCGGCGCCGCACAGGTCCCGGGTGTTCTTCACGATGCGGGAGCGGACGGAGCCGAACTGGGCGCTGTCCTCGTCGCCGGCTGACCCGGTGTACCAGATCTGCGGGTTAGGCCGGGCGGACATGGTCGGCAGGGAGGCGGCTACCTGGTCCTCGGACAGGATCATCGCCTCGTCGTATACCAGGCAGTCGCAGCTGAAGCCACGGCCTGATCCCTTGGACCGGGCCAGGAACCGCAGCCGGCCTGCGACACGGCGGGTGACCTGCTTCCGGCCGGGCCCGAAGATCAGGGTCGGCTGCGGGAACAGCTCGATCGCTTCCTCGCCGTGGCTGCCGGCGACCTTCTTGACCCGCTTGCGCAGAGCCGGGTGATCGTCGAAGACCGCCTTTACCCTGCGGAAATGCTCCGCTGCGGTCTTGAACTCGTGGGCGGTGTGAATGATCAGTTCCTCACCGAGGACGAACAGCCCGCCCAGCTCCCGCACTTCCAGGATCGTGCCCTTGCCGTTCTGGCGGGACACGATCAGGCCGACGTCAGAGGCAGCCCAGGTCGCGTCGGGAAGCACGCCGAGAGCCTGCGTCAGGAACCAGGACTGCCACTCGTCCAGGTCGTACCCGGCAGCGTCCTGCGCCCACGCGATGACGTCGAGCGCTTGCGCGTCCCCGCAGCCGGTCCCGGCCGGGTAGCCCTCTTCCCTGGTGCCCGCGCACGCGCGGCAGCCCGCGGTGACGTGCTCATGCCGCGCCGGGCACGTGAAGAGCCTCGGCCGCTGGTCACCGAAGAGGACACCTTGGGTAGCACCTTCCACAGCATGATGCTACAGACACGGGAAAGGGCGCCCTGTCGTCCGCAATGACGGGGCGCCCTTCCCCCGGGAGTCTGAGCCTCAACAGGCCGCGCTACCAGCCTCCACTGAGTCGCCCCTTATCCCGGCCCTTGTGCTACTTGCCTACAGCAGCCGCTTCCGTCGGGACGCTGCCCGGGTTGCCAACGATGAACGTGCACGTCTTGCACTGCTGGGTCAGGTCCTGCATCATCAGCGCGTACCGAGCGTACGGCCCGTACAGCGCCTCTGCCGCCGCTACCCTCGCCGCGTTGGCCGCCGCTGCCTGCTCCGCCGCGACCTGCTTGTCGTAGTTGGCGACGACCGCCGGGTCCGCCGGGGTGACGTTGCTGACGATGACGGTCATCCCGGTGCAGGTGCCGTGAGGGCCTGCGGTGCTGCCTGACCCGCAGAAGAACGGGACCGTCGTCTCCGTTTCCTTGTCCAGCTGCGCGTTCATGCCCGCGGCGATGTCGTTGCCGAGCTTGTCCCACTCGCCCTGGTTCACCCACAGGTCCGGGCCGTAGTTCTGGACCGCGACCTGGGAGGCCCGGTCGACGGCCGGCCCCATGTTCTCGATCAGCATGTTCTCCCAGCCAGGGCTGGAAGCGTGCGCCAGCGTGTCGGTCGGGGACTGCGGGTCCCGCGTCGCGCAGGTGTACTTGAAGCAGAACGCGAGGAACTTCCTCATGGAGCTGTCGTTCTGCGTCGGGGTGAAGTAGACGCTGGTCCAGACGTAGACCGGCATGCCCGGGGTATTTCCCTCTGCCCGGGTCCGGACTGCGTACTCGGGCGCCTTGCGGTCGGCCCCGGGTATCGCCGCGGACGTGACGAAGTTACGGTCGTTGCACGGCCAGTACCAGGCGGTGTCGCCGCCGTTTACCTGGAACTGAGAGCCGGGGTGCACGACCGAGGTAATGCCCTGGCCTGACGAGCCGAAGCCGCCGTTGGTGGTCGCCGCGCACTCGCCGATACCTGGCACCGCCGTGGTACAGCTGGCAATGCCGAGAGCGGCACCCGTGCCGAGTACGCAGCCTGTTACCAGGGCCGCGACCCGGCGCCATCCTGTTCTTGTCATCTAGTTACTGCTCTCTTTCCTGAGGGCGTCCGTTACGGACTCGTAAGCGGACAGCGCCTGGTCACGGGCTTCTCCTCCGAAGAACACCCCGCTGGAGATAACCGTGGCCAGGACGTCTTTCGCCTGGCGCAGTGCCAGGGCAGGGCGCTCGATCTTGTGCCGCTGCGCGTTCCACAGCCGGACCCTGACGGTAACCGCCCAGCCGGCCAGGCCAGACAGGGCAGCCACCAGGAACCACCAGGGCAGCGTCGGCATGAACACGTTGAGGAAGCTGTTACTCATGCCTGATTCCTTTCAGTCCCGGTTCAGCCAGGCGATGAAGCCGAAAAACACAAGAAAAGCCATGGCTAGCACGACATATGGCCACGGGCTTCCGTCGCTCGCAGCCTGAGCTGCCGCCAGTACCGTGCTCATGCCCGTTCCCTTACCCTCTTCACCGGCGCCGGAGCGAGCGCGTGCGCGTAATCGCTGAAGCGGGCCTTGGCGATCGCCTTGCGGTCCCTGCTGCGCAGCACGATTCCCTCCGGCTGGCGCCCCGCTGTACCGTCCAGGGCAGCTTCCGTCCCGTCGGGAAGGTGCGCCCTCAGGAACTCCTGCATCCCGGTAAGGCTCGTCGGCAGGTCCGCTGCGTCCACGGTACCCAGGCGCGGGACCAGCGGCAGGCCGGCGTGAGCAGCGCTGACCGACTCCAGCTGGCCCTCGTCAGCAAACAGCTGCCCGCCGTGCTCCCGCCACGCGGCGATCTCCGACCGAACGGTGCCCAGCACGCCCGGGTCGGCCTGCGCGACGTCGAACAGCCGGTACCCGACGGCCTGCGCGTCGCGGGTGTACTGCTTAGCAGCCGGCCCGATCCGGTACCCGTAGACCTCCAGGTAGTACACCCGGATCATGTGCCCGGACGGGGCCAGGGACGGCGCGAGCGGAAGGAGGGCGGGCACGATGCCCAGGTTCGGGTTCTCAACCCGGTCGCCGCGGGCGTACAGCAGCTCCTCACGCGAGCCGATGAACCAGTCGCCGTCCGGCAGCACCACGACGCGGCCGTTGGTACCGTCGATCTTCTCCGTCAGCGTCACCGGCCCCTCGAACAGCTGGCACACCTCGTCGATGAGCTTGCCGTCTGCCCGGTTCAGCTCGTGGTACGTCGGGATGGACGGGTACTTGGTGGCGCTGTTCAGGCGCCCGAGCATGTCGTCGCTCACGCTGTCTCCTCTTCTTCCCAGTACTGCGGGCAGAACGGGCACGGCACGGCATCGCACCGGGCGTCGTGCATCACCAGGAGATCGCGCGGGTCGCCGGCGCCGCAGGTGCACTCGTCCTCGCGGCCGAATGCCCAGGCCGCCTCAGTGAACCCGAGGCCACCGCACCAGCACGTCGTCACGTCATAGTTCATGCGTCCTTTCCTTTCACGTCCACGTGTGCCCGCAGTCCCAGGAGTGGTGCTCCTTAACAGGGTGCCCGGCTCCCCAGGAGCAGGTCCCGCGCTGGCAGACGGTGCACTTCGCGCCGCACTTCGGGCGCTTCAGCTGGCCCATGCCTTGTCCTTCTTCATAAACGCCTGTAACCAGAAGAGTACACCTGTTATTCCGTGTGCTAGTAACCGCCTGCCTCGCGTGCCCGGCGCTCGCGCTTCTTGCGCGCTTCCCCGGTCTCGTCGTCCTCGTCAGCCGGCGGGTACGCGTCCTGGAGCGTCAGCCAGTTGAGCCGCAGCTCCTTGGTGTAGTTGGTCACCTCGCGCGGCGCGACGTCGCCCTCGTCCAGCTGCCGGGCCATGCCGATCATGTTCTGCACGATCAGCGTGTTCACCGCCTCGGCGGGCAGCCTCGACAGGTCCTCCATCAGCGCGGTCTCCCGCGGCCCGGCGATCACCGGCTCGTTCTCCGCCACGTGGCCGCAGCCGCAGTCCTGCCCGAGGTACACCCCGGCGTTCTTCGCGTACACGTCGTCGCCTGCCTTGAACGGCTTCTTGCAGTGCGCGCACTTCCCGTCGCGGCCGGCCTGGAACCAGTGACCCATGCTGCCCATCGTAAGCTTGCCCTGACGTCCCGACGAGGAGGTTCCATGCCCGCTCCCGGTAAGTACGGCCGCCGCGAACCGAAGCGCGCCCCGTCCCTGAAGCTCGCCCGGTACCTGACCGGCACGGTTCCCGCCGTCCCTGCCGCCGCTGACTACCTCGCCGCGATGCACGGCGGCTGGCAGATGCTCGGCAACGACCAGTACGGGGACTGCGTCGCGGTCACCTGGGCCAACGTCCGGCGCCTGGTCACCGGCACGCTCACGCCGCCCGGGTACTACCCGTCGACAGACGACGTGATCACGGTCTACAAGACGCAGAACCCGGGCTTCCCGTCCGAGGACAACGGGATGGACATCCAGACCCTGCTCGAATGGCTGGTCGAGCAGGGCGGCCCCGACGGTGTGAAGGCCCTGGCGTTCGCGTCGGTGAACGTGAAGGACCCGGCCGAGGTGAAGGCCGCGATCGCGCTGTTCGGCTACGTGTGGACGGGCGTCAACGTGCTGGAGGTCAACCAGCAGGAGTTCAGCGCCGGCCAGCCGTGGCAGTACAGCGCCTCCAGCCGGGTTGACGGCGGGCACAGCGTCGTCACGGGCGGCTACGGGCCTCCCGGCGGCGGCGCGCTGAACGGGGACGAGCGGTTCATCACCTGGGCGCAGGAAACCTCGTTCACCGACGCGTTCTGGCAGCACTGCGCCGAGGAGGCGTGGGTCGTTATCTGGCCGGAGCAGCTCGGCAGCGCGGAATTCCTCGCCGGCGTCGACATGGCGCAGCTCGCCGCGGATTACACGGCAATTACCGGCAAGCCGTTTCCTTACGTGCCGCCTGCGCCCCCCGGGCCCCCGCCGGCGCCTCCGGCCCCGCCCGTGCACGGCCTTCAGCTGATCGTTCAGGACCTGGAGAAGCTCGTCGCGATGATCCGCGGCTGGCTGTAGCCCCGGCCTGGCGGGCGCCGCTCTTCCGCGCAGAAGGCCCTGTCCCGGACCTGGGACAGGGCCTTCACGCTGCCCGGGCGCTAACCCCCCGGAACCGCCGCAGACTCCCGAAAACTACCAGGAACCACGGCAGGCCGCAGGGAACTCCCTGAAACCCGGGCGGCCTTCACTGCTTGTCCCAGACCCCTGTCCGGCCGAGGCACGTGCCGTCCGCGTCGTAGGCGTAACCCTGGTTCGGGCAGCCGCCGCCGTGGCCGCCGCCGCGGATCGCGCCGCACCGGGGGCAGCCGCGCCCGTCACCCGGCGGCCAGCTGCCGTCACCGTTACGGCCGGCGCCCCCGCGGTCAAGGCTGCCGTCGTAATCCCCGGTGTAATCCGGCGTGAATTCACGGAAAAACCAGTCAGTCTCCGGAATTACCCGCGGTTTCCCCAAGGTCGTCACCTGATTCCCCGAGCGCGCGCTCCTCCGGTGTCAGGTCCGTGAAAATGCCCTGGCCAGCTGCGGCAGCCGCGTACGGCACCCGGCTCAGGTAACCGGCAGACATCTTCCAGGAGTTCCGTGACCCGGCATCAGACGCTACCGAGTTGACGGTCAGGCCGCCGCGGGCCCCGACGCGCTCGCCCTCGTCGAAGGCGGCCTGCCCGAAGCCCATGTACAGCACCCGCCACTGGTACGTGCCCTGCTGGTGCTCCAGCAGCGCCTTCACCCCGGCACCTGTCAGCCGGCACGAGCTGTTCTCCTCGCCGTCACTGGACACGATGACGACGACGTCCTCGGGACGCTGGTCCTCCGGCAGCGCGGCAAGCGCCTCGCCCTCGGTGCTCACCGCCGCGCCGACCGCGTCGTACAGCGCCGTACCGCCGCGGGGCTCGATCTGGTAGCCCTGCACGTCGTCCAGCGGGGCGAGCGCGTGCACGCGGCGGACCTCCGTGTCGAAGTCCCACAGCGAGTACGTCGCCTTCCCCGGCACGGACGCCTCGCTCTTGAAGAACTCGCGCAGGCCGTCCTGCTGCCCCTGGAGGATGCCCAGGATGCTGCCGCTCCTGTCGATGACCAGGATGCGGTGCCGGTAACCCTGAAGTGTCATGTCATTTCCCTTCTCTTCCGCTGGCCGCGCCGCCGCGCGATACTCGGCTTCACCGCGACGCGCACCGCGACGTACTCGTCCTTTTCCAGGTCCCAGCGGCCGGGCTGCCGCATTCCCTCGTGCCGGACCCAGCGCGGCATCTCGTTCTTCTTGTGCGGGCACGCGATCGGCCCCCAGCCTGCTAGCTCGCCACCGCAGTCCGGGCAGCGGAATTCCACGCAGTACCCGTAACGGCAACAGCCCTCCGTGCCCCGGCGATTCCGGTCGGCGCAGATGCAGTTGCCCCAGTTACGGCGTACTGCTTTCGGCGTGCTAGACACTCTTACGCCAGGTCCTGCGCAGGCTCCGGACGTCCAGCGCCACGGTGCCGGCCGGCGTCCCGTTACTGTCCAGCAGCGCGTACTTCCACCCGCCCTCGGCCAGGACCTCCGCCAGCGCGGAAGCCGGCATCCCCGTGACCAGGACACAGGAGTTGCCGCGCTCGTTGATCCCCCGCGCCCTGGTCACCTCCGGTGGCACCGGCACTCGCAGCTACGGCCCGGGCAGCCCAGGCAGTCGCTGTGCGCGCACGCCCACGAGAGCCCGCGCAGCACTGTACAGATCATCTTGCTCATACCCTACTCCTTCTCCCTCTTCGACTTCCGGTAACCCTGCGGGCCAGTGACCACGGGGCGAATCCGTCGTCGCGTTGCCGCGAGCAGCCGTGCCCGCTCGGCGTAGTCCGCCTGGATTTCCGCTATCTCTGTTTCCGTGATCTCGTGGAAGTACGGGCATTCCCGCGGGCTGACGCTGGTGCGCAGGACCTTGCCGCAGCCGGCGCAGTGCTCCTCGTGCGAGCAGTTCCAGACAGGCCTGCCATTATCAAGGTACGACGTGCCCCAGCCGCACAGTTGCGACTTCCGCCAGTAATGCTCGCGGACGCGAAGTTCCGGGGCGTGCGGTCCCTTCCAGTGCGCGGCCTTGCACAGCACCGGGTCCTTCCGGCCAGGCGGGCGCTTAGCCGGGGCCAGGTCCTCGGCCGCGGCAGCAGCGCGCGCCTGGCTACGCGGCGGGACCGGGCCCCACGCGTCCCAGCCGCCGGCGCGGGCATGCCGCTCGTACGGGTCAGGCATGCGTGTCCTGCCAGTGCTCGCGGGCATCGCAGACAAGCTCCCACAACGGCATTTCCCCGATCGTGTACTCCCACGGGCAGTTGTCGCAGCAGAGGTTAACCCGCCCGTCCTTCACCCGGACTGTGAACGCACCGCCGATCGCCGTGTCCGCGAGATCAATCCGGTCATCGACAGAAAGCTTGTCAGGCATCCTTGTCCTTCTCCCTTTCCGTCACCCAGACGGCGAAGACGAACGCGCCGATGACCAGGAGCACGGCCACTGCGCCCAGCAGGTCCGACGCCCAGACGGGCAGGACACCGGGACCGGGGTGGTAGCAGCCGGGGTGCCGGTCAAGGAAGCCGTGGCACCTGCCAATGGCGTCAGTCACCTGCGTCTCCGCCCTCCTGCTTCGCCTCCGCCATCCTGACCTTCACCACTGCCGGGACCTGCCAGCCGAGCGCGCTCAGCCGCGCCAGCGTGGCGCGCACCGCCCCGGACCCCTGGCCTGTCGCCGCGAAGCTGCCGAGGATCTCCGCGACTTCCGCGGCGTAATCGTCGTACGTGCTCATGTAAGGCGCGAGGTTAAGCAGCACGACCGCCGCCGCGATACCGGTAACCGACCAGCGCGTCACCGTCGGCATGTTCCACGGGTACGCGTCCTCGCCGATGTGCACGTGCGGCTCCGGGCAGTGCTCCGTGCAGCCGCGCCGGATGAACCCGTCCGCCCTGGGCGCCGCGTGCGGCTCCGGAGACGTACCGGTCAGCGCCGACAGCCGCTGGGCGATCCGCTCGTCCTTCGAGGAAAACGTCAGGACGACCTGCGGCGTCCGGCGCATCCGGTTCTTCTTCCGGACCACCAGGCCCTTCAGGTCGATTACCGCCGCCATCCACGCCAGGTCCGACGCGGTCACCTGGGCGGCTTCCGTCATGTCGCTTACGCGCTCCGGTGCCTTCGTTGTCATGCTCCTGCTTCCTTACCGCGCAGGTGCTCCGCGATGTGCTGCGCCAGCGCTGGCCCGACATCCAGGCTCTCGTCGCTGACCAGCTCGTCCATCTCGTCGCAGCCGTAATTGCTGAACGAGAACGACCGGATAGCCGCCAGGACACCCTCTTCAGCCGCGGTCAGTGCCCTCTTCTTTGTCATGCGCACAGCATAACATGCGTTAACACCTTCACCCCGACGAGGTGTCACGTGACACCTTCCGCGCCGCCCTAAAATCCCCTTATGAACGCCTGCCTTTGCTGCGGAGCACCGATCGGCAGGAAAAACTCCTACGGCTACTGCTCCCGGACACCTGAGTGCAAGTCCCGGTACCAGGCGGCATGGCAAGACGCACGGCGTCCGCCGACAGTAAAGGCCGCGGAGCCCTGCAAGAGCTGCGGGCTGCCCACCACGTCGAAGTCCGGCTACTGCAAGCGCACCAAGACCTGTGACGCAGCCCGGCACCGGGCCGAGTACACGCCCGAAAAAAGCTTCGCTAAGTACAGGCCAGATGCGGAGCGCCGCCGTTGCTTTGACTGCGGAGAGTACCTGGACCTGCGCACTAACCCGGCAATTGCCCTCTGCCCGGGCTGCGCTGGCCATCCCCGCCTGCTGAGCCGCCGCGTAGCGAAAGCCGAGGCAATGCTGGCCTACGGGAACGGGAGCTGCGCCTGCTGCGGCGAGGACAATCTCGACTTCCTGACCATCGACCACGTCAACGGAGACGGTGCCGACGAGCGGCGCAAGGAAAACCGCACAGGGGGCGGCGGCACGCTATACAGCTGGCTGCGCGCTCACGGATTCCCCGGAAAAGACCGCTACCAGGTGCTCTGCTTC